GACAAGTAGCGATACTTGTAAAAGATCCTAGTAAATTAAAACTAGGTGGTGAAAGAAAAGAAATGAGTTTCTTATTCATGGACATTGTAGGGTTTACACCTATAAGTGAATACTATAAAAACAAAGATGATCCTGAAGGACTTGTAGAAGTTATCAATGATTATCTAAACAGAATGAGTAAGATAGTATTAAAGAACGGTGGTACAATTGACAAGTATATGGGCGATTGTATTATGGCGTTTTGGAATGCACCACTTGATTGTGAGAACCATGCAGAAATGGCAGTCAAAACTTCTATCGAGTGTGCTGAAGAAACAAATAGAATTAAAAAAGAATTTAAAGAAAGAGGTTTACCTGATATTAATATCGGCTCAGGTGTTAATACAGGTACATGTATTGTAGGTAATATGGGAAGTGAAATGCGACTAGATTATTCTGTAATAGGTGACGCTGTAAATCTTGCTGCTCGTTTAGAAGCGACAACAAGAAATTACAAAGATGATAATGGTAATGTAGTACCTACTCTGTATTCATCTTATACGAAAGAACAATTGGTTGATATTAAATCAGTTGAAGTAGATAAGATAAAGGTGAAAGGTAAAGAAGAACTAATCACTATATTTAAACCGGAGGAAACGCATGACGATAACAAGGCAAATGGGCACGATGCTCAATCAATTCAAAAGGAGAACTAAAATGAAAAACTTAAAGAAACAATCGAAACAAAAGAAGATGACTAATTTGATGACCTTAACGAAGACGCCTAGGTATCAGACGGCTTAATTAAATAGTAGCACCATCATCCATTAGCGCAAACAGTACAGGATCAGTCATTTGAGTATTCTTTTGTATTGAGACCGTGCTGTTTGCATTGTTTACTTGAGTTTGTTTATTATCATTAACATTATTTTGAATAACAACAGGTTGATTATTTGCTTCTTCTATCTCTTTTTTCTCATCTAGTCTAGTTTGCAACTCTGCTATTCTTTCTTCTAATTTTTTCTTTTCTTTTGTGTCTGCTAAATCTGCTGTTCCTTGTAGAGTGGATATTCTTTCTTCAAGAGCGTCAATACTATCTAATCCTACTTTTTCACGAGTGGTAGCAACCATTTTTTCACCCTCTGCAATTTGATCCTCATACTGTTTTATCTGATTCTCATTCATTTTTGCTCTATTATCTTCTAATATTTTTTTCAGATTCGCAAGTTCTTTTTCTTGTCTTGCTAATTTGCTTTCTTCTTGCTTAGTGCCTTTTATATCTTTTAATTCTTGCTCTGCTTCATCAGTTGTAAAGAAGTCAATAAGTTTGTTACCAAAAGGTAGTTTTCTAACCATACCTACAATGTCAAAATTAAATATTTTTTTAAATAAGGCGATTGCACTATCAATAGGATTAAATATGATACCTATAATATCATCTAATAATTCTTTAAAACTAAATGAAGCAAGTGCTTCTTCAGCACCTGTGAAACCCATTTTACCAAGTACCCAACCTACTGCCCCTTTTAAGAAGTCTAGAGGTATACCAACTAAACTGTTTACAAGTCCTGCAACACCACCTTCTATGCCTGCCATCAATTTGTTTAAAAAACCTTCAGGTGGTTCTTCACCTTCTTCTAAATCTGTACCAAAGAAACCTGAATAAAAACCTTTTACAGTATCAAACAATGCAATAAGAATAGTAAGAGGTAAGAATAACTTACCTAACGTTTTTAGAAAACCTCCTGCCTTACTAAAAAATGTAGTAACAGTTGATATTACAGGTAGTTTAGTGACAGGTCCAACAATACCAAATATTGTTTTTCTTAATTTATTTAATGGTGACGCAATTCTTCCTATATTAAATGCAACTGATCTAAACGCACCTGATATTGTTCTTGCAATACCTTTAAATGTATCAGCAAATAAGTCAATTGCCGCTCTTACTGGTTTAAATGCTACAGTAAAGATAGTACCTATTCTAGTAAAAGGACTTGAAACAAATGTTCTAAATCTTCTAAGAAGTGATGGTTGTCTAGTTTTAACAACATCATCAGCAGTAGTGGTCATACTTTTTGCTGCGTCATCCATACTGTTTGCAACGTTATCAACTTGACTTGTTGCGGATTTAAAAGAAGTTTTGATTTTCTTAATACTAAGTATTGCTCCAGCACCTATTACAGGTATGCCTTTGTAATCTTCAGGATCAATATCAGCATTGTCGTTGAAGTCTTTTAGATATTTAAATACTGTTCCAATACCTTTGATTACTTCCGTTAGACCTATTACTGTATATGTGAGTATGGTTGTTATGAAAGGCATTGCTGCTTTTGCAAAGTCAAGTAGTAATTTACCTAAATCTACAAGTGCTGCAAACAAATCCTTTACCGCACCTTTAAAATATTCATTTTGCAATGATTTTACAGTTAATAAGATACCTGCTATAGTAAGACCTACAACACCAAACACTTTTTTAAGACTACCTAATGTTTTACTAATACCTCCAGTGCCTAAATCACTAGAAATTTCACCACCACCATCTTTATCACCACCTAATGCTTTATCTCTTTCGGCTTGTAGTGCTTTATCTCTCTGAAATTTAAAACCTTGAACAGACGAATTAACGAGACTTTGAAGAAAACCTACAGTTTCTTTTTGTGTATTAATCAATTCTTGATTTTGAGATTGTTCTTTTTTACTATCGATATTTTCTTGATCTCTGCCTTGTTTAAGGCCAGCAAGAATGTCGTTCATAGTCTTACCTGTAGTGTCTATCTTTTCAACCATATTTTACTATTTATTACTTTTTCTTTAATGCTTGAGCACCAAAGAATGCTGCAACGATACCTGCAACAGCGATGAAATATACACCTGCCATGTCACCTAGTATTTTTGCACCTTGATCTAGTCCTGCAATTGTAGCACCAACTATCGCAATAGGATATAATAACATACCATATAACGAATACCATGCCATAGTTCTTTGTGCGTCTCTCATAGCGTCAGCGTCTTCTAATTCTTTACGCTTAAACTCCATGTACATTTCATGTTCTTTATCTGATACTTTACCATCACCATTTGTATCTGCTGGATGTGCTTGTTGTATTACTGTTTTAGTTTCGTCTGCCATTTCTATCTCCTTTTCGCCTCTCTTTCTTTTGCTCTTTCATTCTCTTTCTTTATATGATCATTAAGTAAACTCATATAAATTTCACGTTCATAAGGTATCATATTTTCAATTTCAGTTAACGACCAATGGTGTAACTGTATCATTTGAAAATTCAAAGTATAATAATTTTCAAGGTCAATATGAGAGAGGCATATTAAAAAAAACTTTGTAGTCCTTCTATAACTACTTTACCCTTCTTTTTAGTTTTAGGGTGTGTTAGTTTTACCTCATGCTTTAGTTTAGGCATTGAAGTAAAAAATTTATTTACTTTTTGAAATTGTGCTTGTGTCATGTTATCACAAAACTCTACTAGTTCAGCAAGTTTGAAGTCTCTTGCCTCAGATGTTTCAACACCTTGTATAATTTGATGAATACATTTTGCAATTATTTCAACTGAATCCTCTGCTTTAATTTCTTCCATATTAAACTTACTTAATGTTTTAAGTGTAGGATATGACATGATTATACTAATCGTATCAGTTAATTGTATTTTGTTTGTATGTTCATCATCCACCTCTACTTCAACTTTCATTAAGTCAACTGATGTAGGCACTTTTACACTCTCATCACCAGGAAATGATAAGTTTAAATTAACTTTCTCACCTACTGACTTTGCTCTTATTCGTAAGAACAAATATTCTACATCAAATGATGGTAGTTTTGCAATATCTATTTTGTTAAATGTACACGCATTAACCACCTCTGTGATTGCGTCAAATATTTCATTCTTATCACCTTCTTGTGCTTGAAGTAATATTTTTTCTTCTTTCACTAAGAAAGGTCTGTATTTTATTTTTTCGTCCGTAGACGGAATATTCAATTCAAAAGTTTGAGTATTCAATTTTGGCAATGCCATAATATATCTCCTTTATAATATTAAAATGTAAACGGTGGAAATATTTTACCACCAAATACTTTACCTATTGGTATAGAACGCTTCAGACCTCCTAATACTTGTCTTCCTGTTCTTCGTAATTCAGGTGGTAAATTACTGAATAAACCACCCGAAGGTTTTACTGTTCCTGATGATAGACCGCCAACTTTACCGGTACTATCAATATCTAAGTCAAAGTTCAACCAATCTCTATATTGAAATGTTACATTTAGTTCTACATATTGGTCTTTTGCACCAGCGTCATATGATATTTCACCTATGACACTAGGAAAACATTCTCTTAAACGTACACCATATGTAGCACTATCTCTATCATTTAATTCTTCAAATTGACCTAACTGAAATATGTCTAAATTACTTATATAATTTTCATAGAAGTTAAACATACCAGTTTGATTGTCATATATAGAGTTTTGCCACACTTCGAAAAACTGTCTTAATCTTAAAAATTTGTCAGCGATAAAAGTCGCTTGCACTTCAGCATATTGCACTTGTGTAGGATATTGATAAGGTGCACCTGCAATACGATATGGACTAGTATTAAATGTTCTTGAAGGCATTGTAATCTTAGTACACAATAATTGTATTTGTGGTAATAAATCTCTTTCGTATTGTAATGCTTGACCTGCTTTATCTTGTGCTTTATCTGCTTCTTCACTTGTACCTGCTTCAGCATTTGCTTGCGCTGCAACCGCTTGATTTGTACTATCAAAAGCGATATTTCTATCTGATAGTGCTTGTGTTAGTAGTTTGTTTTTAGGTAAGTTAAGTCTTACAAGAAAACGACTATTACGAGCAACACCTTCTGATTTTGCAATTGCAGACCTTAGACGATTAATTGTTGTTTCAGGATTTGCTCTTTGTTTTAATCTAGGATCGCCAGGTATGTTATCATA